GCACGAAGATTACCTACCTCAAACATACTAAAAGCACTATCTTGGCTAAGAGTCTTACCTCTAGTTAGATAATTCAAAACCTTATCTTGCTTCGTCATTCAACACCTCTTTAAATTGCGGCATCCTTAAAAACAAAAGATTCTTGTCGCCACTAAACAAAAATCTTACTTATTATAAGTATTGTCTTTTTCTTTGTCAACCCAAAAAACCATTTTATTCTTCTCGTCGTCCCATGCACACTCTATGTATCCTTTAGCGGCAAGTTGGGACATAGCGGATTGGTATATTAGATTTCTTACTTCATCAAAAATATCTTCAAAAATATTTGTGTCAATAACATATTTTGATTCTTCATCAATCTCTATGCTTTTTTCGGCAATGATTGATTCTATTTGACCTAAAGTAACAATACCATCTAAATCTTTGTCAGAATATTCTTTGTTCTTACCTAGATATTCTTCGGCAAGACTAGATGCAGCAGTAGTTCTCATCAAATGCACAAATTCTTCTGTGTCTGTGATAATATATTCTTTATTTTCTTTCATCATACTTTCATCTTTTTGGGCTGTAGTTTAGCAAGTCTATGCTTTGTTCTCCAAAGTCCAGTTAGTTTACTATGTTCATCTTTTCCCATCCATATATGACAGAAGCCCCCTTCTTTTGTGCCATAGGCTATAATGCCGTTCTTATCAAGACCCACAACAGTAAACTTACCTCTACATCCCATAGGAATGAACTCACCATCTACAACAGAGTACGGGCCTCCTGTAGCTTTAATTCTATCACCCTTCTCTAATTCTTTCCAATCAAACTTCCTAATCATTCGAGTGGTTTTCTTTTCTTTACTCTGAACAGCAAACATAAAAGGATGTTGACATTCTGAACACATATATGCTCTTGGGCCACATTGATGTCCACACTTCTCGCAAGTCTTTTTACCTTTAGGCATAATCTAGTCTCCTGTGAAATAAACTGATATTACCAGTATACTATACTTATCGGCAGTTGTCAAGTAGAATCTTTAGTCTCTTTTTCTTTTTGTTCTAACCAAAGATTATATTTTTGTTTGCTTTCCTTCGCCTTTTGTATAAAATTAAAAAACGCAGTTTCAGCACCATCATCATTATTCATGGGATAGTGTTTAACTTCTTCATCTTTATCTATTGGTAAACCTGTAGACATAGAAAATTTTTGAGGTTCTTTCATAATTGCTCCCTATTTAGATGCTAATAAATATAATCCGATATTTGAGAAAGCATATCCAAAGTAAGCAATACCCATACCGGGATTACCTTTTAACACTTGTTCAATACTTACATATAAATATATCACGCCTGTTAATACAATTAACCATCCACTCATACTGATACACCTTCCATAAATTTAGCGATTGCTTTGTCCTTCATTTTTAATTCCATGTCCACATCGTAATCTAAGTCCTCGTAAGTATAGAAATCCTGTTCTGCATAATCTGCGTGTTTGCGTGGATTATTTCCCGGTGCAGATTCGCTGTAATGAAATAGAGGTTTTATGTAACCCCATGTTAGACAACAAAATCTAATAGCTTGTTGTTCTGTCCATCCGTCTGGATGGCATTTATGATGCAGATAATCGAAAGTAATTGGTATTTTACTTTTAGGATAAAAATCTGTTATTAGTTGTTTTACAGACCAACAATTAAGTTTATCGTCGTTTTCAATAACAATACGATTACGACAATTATCGTCAAGTCTGTTAAAATTCTGCATAAACCTGTCCACAACTTCATCGTTAGTTCCTTGACGATTGTTTATGTGTAAATTCATCGGACAATTATAATCGGCAGGACAACCTAGTTTGTCAAGGAAGTCTGAGTAGAAATTAAGTTCTGTAATGGTTCTGTCAACAGCATCGGTATTAGTGGATGCAAGAACATTAAACTCACTAGGATGACAAGATACTCTAACCTCTGTGTCTGCTATAGTTTGTTTAATTGCTTCTATTTCTTGAATGATGTCATTGTACTGAGGAACATCATTAAGAGTAATATTAGCAGCACGATAGGTAATAAGAGGAAATAAATCACTACTGATCCTATAAGTGTAATCATTGTCTGCACAGTAGCTAATGTGGGCATGAGTAACCTGCATATTGTTAAGTATGCGAGAGCCTAGAATATCTAATGCTTCTTCGCGTGGAAGGGATGAGAAACGCTTGTAAGTCATAGTTTGAAAACTATAACCTAGTTCTTTAAGATCGAGAGAAATACAGCATAGTCCAAATCGCATAATTGTTGCCTCCTCAATAGATTATATATTAATTATCGGCAAGTGTCAAGCTAAACTTTAAAGAAAGACATACAACTTGTTATTGTAGATTTCATGCAGATAAACACAAATGGAAATAATAAGATAATGTCCATTAAATCAACATGAGAATGAGAACATGGACAACATCCTAAAAAATGTAATAAACTATTTATCATCTGCCCATCCTAATGCAACCGAGATAATTGGAAATTGATTACAGAAAATATCTTTACAACTTATAGCAATATCCTGATGTTCTTTCTGAGTACCATTAGCACTTCTTAAATCTATATAATGAATCCACGATCTGATTGATCCACTAATATACATTCTGGTAGGAGTAGCTAAAGGCAATACAAATCTAGCACACTCTTTTGCCACACCTTCTGCTAACATACTATCATACAATGCTTTTGATTTAGCAAATAGTTCTCTCATTTGCATATTATACATCGCTTGTTTATCTTCATCAAGATCATCTATACTATTCTGTCTGTTTTTATGATCCTGCGATCTTAAATCTGGTAATGGTATATTATTGCCGAGATCATTTGTATCTGCATATCTTTGGCTAAATTCTTGAAAAGTAAAACTTCTATGTCTTAATATCTGTGCTGCTATACCTCTATTAGTATTAATCTCAACAGTCATAAATGCCATTTCAAAAATAGACCAATGTTTATGTTTAATACAATAATTAAGTAAGCCAGCAATACTACTATTATCTTGATTGTTTGGGTTGGACACTCTAGCACAATATGCTACATTTTTTTCTGCATCTGGAGTAGCATTAACTAATTTAGCACTATGAATTTTCGTCATTTTTATTCCACCACTTAACTAATCTATCCCATACTGGCCTAAAGAAAAACAATACAACATAAGCAACAACTGCTTCTATAGCTTTACCAAAAATAGTAGTCATTGTTATTGATTGTTTTTTAATTGGTTTATCATCACCAAGATGATCTTTCATAATCTATTTCTTTCTGTAGTTGTTCTTGAGCATATCTTTTTTGATGTTCTATATGCTTATTGTCTGTAATATCATTGTAGATATTCATAGCAATTTTACTCAAGCTATTTGTAGTGCCATGTCTTGCAGGGTCTTCCAATAATTTCCACTGATAATTATAAGGATTAGCTTCGTCGCCAGATTTCTCTCTGTCAACTTTATAACCCTTATCTTTAGCCCATCGTTTAATGTTAGTCCAATTCATTTTTTATAACTCCTAGTCTCAGGATCATACTCTCGTAAATCTTTATCGTACCTTTTCCATGCTTCCAAGTGCTTAATAGCAGTCATTTGGGATTCTTGTCTTAGTTGCTGCAACATTTGATGGTCTATTAATTTATACAACTCTTGTATGTGTTGCCATAACATAGGTGGAACATCTTTCTCAAATGTCTCCATGTATTTTTTAATATCTGGCTGAACACAAGCATACTTTAATGGTAGCTTTTCATCCTTGCTCATTTGTTTATATTCTTCAGACATTCTCTAGCCTTGGATAAACTTCTAGTACCTTTTCTAACGAAGAAATAATCTGAAATAGATACATACTTTGAGTATTATTAATATCATCAATATGATCTAAGCGATCTATCATGTGTTTTAAAATATTTTCATACCCAACTCTATCAACTAATTCTTCTATGTCATTTCTAACATTCAGATAATCTAACTCTGCTCTATCTCTATCAGATAACCTAGACATAAACCTTCTTTCCTTTGTATAGATAACCCCCATTAGGCTCACAGACCTCTAAAACTGTGTCAAAATTC